GCCACCATAGATAGCCAACTCAGCATTCTCTTTTGCCATACCAAACTCAACACCAGCCTTTTCAGCACTGATCTCTTGCAATGTCATTGGACTGCCGGTATCAGGGTTTACACCACCAGCGGCCGCACGGGCGCGTATAGCACCGCGAATTTGTTCTTGTCTATCAAGTACAGCAATTGCCTGTTTGTTGTAATTCAAAGCACCTTGTCGGCCTTGTAATTCAGCCTGCTGTGCTTGTATTCTCATACCAATAGCCTGCTGTTGGGCAGACAATAGCGTACTGGTAGTAGATACAACAGCGGCCGCAATCATTACAGCTTCTGCCATTATGTGCCTCCGTATATAGAAAGTTTGTATTCAAGACCTAGCAACGTCATTTTTAACGGCAAGTCTTGGCCAATTGTAATTTGTGCATCTTGGTCATATCCCAAAATTCCACCAACTTTCTTAGTACCAGTAAAAGATGGCATAGCATTATCAAGAATGTCAACAGTGTCTAGCGTCCTGATAGGCACTAGATTGCCATTGATTTTTAAATGCTGAGTTTCATACAGCAAGGCATTAACCTCAATGATGCGCTTAACAAAGCCAGTACGCACACCAGCCGCCAAGCGTGGCTCTACCGGCAATGTCTTGATAGACACGGTAAATGGCAATCCAACCTCGTAACTGGTTGTGCTGGCGCGATCAAAGGTTACTGATCCACCGCCACTTACCACCTCATCAGACAACACGCTTCCATCACAGATGACGTTTAGTGTTTTACCAATGTGAGGAAGACTGGTTGCAGTAGCTGAAGCACCACCAGAGAACGCACAATCTGTAAACTTGGTAGAGTCAAACACCTCAACATAGTATTTATCTACGCTGTTAAATGTGCGCTTGACAACAACATAGATGTCTTCAATGTCAACACCAACGTCTTTAAACAAGCCGTCAGTAGTAATCCTGCTTGGTGCTACCACCTCTTGCTGGCGCAGGATTGAGTAAGCCGCCATCGTGCCATCGCCATTTAGCAAGTACAGCGTGTCAGACTCTTCCGTAGAAGTAGCCTTACGCAATGCCAACTCTTGTGGGCTGATGATCAAATGGCTAGACAACAAGCTAATGCTTGTGCTTATGTATGACAGCGTTGTATCGCTGAAAGTAAACTCATTAAGTGCTTTGCCTTGGCGCTGTATATACAAAGTACCAGACTGCAAGATTTGAACTCGTATGCCTTCTCTAGAACCACTACGGCTCACAGAGCGAACAAAGAAATTTGCAGGCGTAATAGGTTCTAGTCCATTTTGTGGAACATAGAACTCGCCACCAGTAGTAAACACTTGCAGATCACGGCCAGAAATTATGTCCGTAATGATGTTCAAACTGTTGGTGTCTAGCGTTGCCTCAATCGCATCATCATCGTAGGCTTGATCTGGGGTAAAGTCAAAAAACAAGTTAACTTTGCTACCCCAAACGGTAGATGGACGTGACTTAGAGCCGCCAAAGTACAAGCGTCCCTCATGGAATGTGCAAGTACGTGGCCAGCCCTTGGTAGAACTCCACACATCTTCATAGCCAGACTCATACTCCCATCCACCAGAAGCCATTGCACTGGTATCAAAGAACGGAACTTCAGTTACAGCAGACACAACAGTACCGCTGGTATAACCAACAATGCGCGCACGTCCCTGCACACCACCATTGACATACTGGCCAACACTGCCAGCCGTAAACACACTACTTCCTGCCGTTAACGTAATGCTTCCAGATACAGCAGACGGTGTCAAAGTAGACGCTGGGTTGCTAGAAGTTATCGTATAAGCATACTTAGGAATGCTAGTAAAAGAGATGTTGCTAACAGTCCAACTTGCATCAGTTCCGCCACGCACGATCTTGACAGGGTTAATGTCTTTGTGCGTAATGATCAACGTATCAGCAGATTGCGTCCAGCACATGGTAGACAAGATGCTACTGGTAACAGCAGTAACCACCAGATATGGGTTGCCAGTGCCATTGATGTTTGTAATCAGGGTCTTGTCTTTAAATATGTACATACGCTGATTGACAAATATCAGCATGTAACTGTCGTCTACGTTAAATTCAAATGGCACAGACCTAGTACCACTAGCAGGACTAGCCGCACTTGGAATCTCAACTATGTATTTCAGGCCACCACGACGACGAACACCGCCTTGTGGTTGGACAAGAACATTGGTTAAAGTCTCAGCACCATTTTGATATTGCTTTAAATCAACACGCGCTCTTAACAGCGGATCAATCTCACCACTGCTAAAGTTTGTCTGAATGCTGACAAGTCTTGTCATCAGTTTCTCACAGCAATCAGGGTAAAGTCTTCAAATGCAACAGTTGTATTGCCTTGTCCATCAATAACCATAGCAGTGCGGAAGTAACCACCGCGGCCGTTCTCGCCCGGTGTCCCAATCGCAGTAATCTGCCACTGCTGTGTCTTTGTAATCTGGTCAGTAATAGGATCAGCCAAGTGCCAAGCCACCATGTACTTGAGCAACTGGATGAAGTACGAAGGCATCTCAGCCTCAGTAGGAAGATATTGGTAATCAATAACCACAGTCTCTTGGTTTGTCAGTAACTTATCACCTTGGATAACCCACTCAGTATAAGTACCAGCACCGACAGCAGTAGAGTTATACACACGACGAACAGTACCAAGTCTGTCAGACGGTAATTGATATTCGTATTTATATTGGTTAACAGGCGTATTAATAGTGCGCGCTAATTGGACTTTCTTAAAGGAGAAAGACCAAGGAAAAGATTGCAAGGTAGATTTCTTAATGTCAGGGTAGAGTCGATCACAGACGTTTGCTCCATCCGTACCCTCATTAAAAGATGAGATAGGAGCCGCGCCAAGCAAAAGCAAGGCATCAGAACATACTTTTAGATCGGTGTCACCACTTGCCATATATCACCTCAAAATGTGAGAAAGGCCAACCTCCAGATAACTAGAAGTTGGCCTGTTCACTTAACTACTGATTAATCAGTATCAGTTGCTGTAACTGTCACACCGTCAGTGATGTCAACCACGCCAGAAGCGTTGCTGACCACATAAGCAGTAGACATAACTGGTGTACCACCAGTAGCGCTGTAGCAGAAAACGATGTCACCGACTTTCAACACTGATGAGACAGAGTTGAAGTAGCCAGAAACACGAATTACTGATTGAGCGTCAGTGCTGGAATAAGACCAAATTGATGGTCCGTTGCCAGATTTAGACTGACCACCGATAGCGTTAAAGCCTGTTGCTGAGAATGCCATGATTAGTTCTCCTTATTCTGTACAAGTGATGTCAACGCAACCACCAGCATCAATAGCAACAGCGCCAGCACTGAACATTGAGCTAACTAACCAAGAGGTTTTCTCTGGGATGTAGTTGATCTCACTGCGAATTGCCATGCTCTCAGCCATGCCGACTGCCATTTTGTGATAGGCATACACCTTACGGGTAGAACCAGAGCCACCACCAGTTAAACCGCCTTCAGTGCGGTCACCAATAGTGATGAAGTTAAAACCCATAAAGCTGGTGATGTCACCTTGCACTAATGCTTTGACGCTGTTGAAGTCAGAACTTGTGACAGCAGTCTCAGACAAAAGGCTTGATAACTGTGATGCATGGATCAATATATAGCGATCTTCTGCGGGTACGTTTGAAGTATTTAGCAAACGTGATGCCTCACGCAATTTAGCCATATTCAAGTTTGTACCAGCGCCACCAATGCTAGTAGCAACTGTCAAGCTAGTGCTTGATGCCGCTAATGCGTCAATGATCATCTGGTCTGAACGACGACCAATCGCCTTAGCAACAACTTGCACCAACTCTTGGCGCTCGTCAAAGTTGACTTTAGCTTGATTGAATATATCACTGTATTCAGCCGCAATGTAGTCAGTTAACGTGACAGTTGCTTGTGAATAAGTGACATTGAGTGGGGTAACGTCAGTCTGTGGTACACGAACTTGTGCAACGCCAGAGCCGATCTTTGGGAACTTATGTGTGCTTGCAGTAACGCCAGTACGTAGACGAACAGTATTACGCAAGACAGCATCAGCTTGATACGCTTGTTTTACTTCCGTGTCGAACAGCGTGACGAAAGCATTGGAAATGCTAATAGCCATGTGTTTTCTCCTAGAAAACGGTTGATGAAATGTTTATCGCCAACGGTTGTCCAGAAAACTCTGGGCCAAGACTTGTGCCTTACAGCGCACCCCTGAATAGACTACTATCATTACTGGCCTTGCGGTTGTCAGTGTTTGCATTCTAAACCATATTTTTCTACTTGTGTCAACTATTTTCTGGCATAGCTTCCCCAAGGGTGGATAGCCAAGGTATCCAGCCCTACCCGAAGGGTCATGCTTTAAGGGGTAGTTATTCAATTAACTCCCCCCTCATAACCAATCCAGTAAACCCATGAGGTAGCGATTCATCCGACATACGCTTGGTCCCACCCATGTACGTATATCTACCCTAGTCCCTCGCTAACAGGCTAGTCGGAAGGCTTGGGGGTGTATCCAAGTCCGGTGTTTATTGGGTTCAGTCCATGCAGACCATCAGCTAACGCGCCCTGACGGTTGATATCGAGACAATAAAAAAACCGTTACTACTGCACTGGGTCGTTCCCTCCACTAGGGAGGCCAATGCATGAGTAACGGTTCTCTACTGTTGTGAACGACTACAACGGTTTAGATTATACATAAAAAAAGCCCCCGCGCAAGCAGGGGCTAAGTCTAGAAGGAATATCCATGAAAACTGACTTACGCCAGCCCCCTAACCATACCTCTTTTCAAAGAGTTTTTCAACCTTTGCACGGTATCCAGCATCAACTTTATATTTAGGATCGGCAACCATGCTGGACAATTCCTCATCAGACATAGCAGTTTCCCCACTATTCTTCAAAGTTTCTACTGGTACACGGCCTTCATAAGTCTGGCGTAACTTCATCAAAGCCTTCATGCCCTGTGCTGTGCCGCCCCAGACCTTGTATTCCTCAAAGTCATCTCCTGACCAGATACCCTTTTGCACCATGCCACGCGCCCAAGAGGTCATATTGCCAATGATGGCATCTGCATTAGGACCAAGGGCTTCCCGTTCTTTCTTGGCTGATAACTGGGCTTGCTGGTTATTACTAGCCCCCATAGTGGTGATCTCTTTGGCTAAGTCTTCAAAAGCTTGCTGGCTGATGCCATACTTTTGCGCCCATCCAAGGTAAGACTGGACAACTGGATCGTCCTGATTTAGTCCTTCAAGGGCTTCTAAGTTGTACTTTCCGCCTTCAGGAGCCTTGTGGCCGCCTGCCCTGAACTTCTTTTCTAGTTCTACGTAGGATTTACTAATTCCCTCTAGATCAGGCTCCGCTTTGTCTTTGTTCCAGAATTTCTCTGGCCAGAAGTCTGGTCTGTCTAGGGGTGTATCGTCTTCAGTGCCGGCTGGTTTCTGAAGGTGTTCGATAGTGGATTGCTCTTGGCTACTGGTTGTCGGCTGACTGGGGTCTTCAACAGACACGCCATCTAGCAGGCCAGAGTTGTCATTTGCTTCTTCACTCATTAGGTTTTTGCTCTCTTAATACGGGCTTCAATTTCACGGATGACAGTGTTCTGTCCAGACCTCCAATGCCCAAAGGAGTCCTCCGCACCGGGTTGCCAAGTCGGTTGTTCAAGAAATGTCTGTCTCAACCAACTCAGCACCTTCTGTCCCTCATCCGTAGCAAATGTTCTTGCTATCAAGAGGTTTATATCAATATGCTTCTGATCTAACTCAATGGCTTCTGTGTCGCCTTCTAAGTCTTCCCACCCGCTCATGCTGGCGCTCCCATCTCAGGCGCTGGCAAAGCAGGCTGGCCACCGCCCTGTTGCGTTTGTTGCACTTGTTGAGCCATCTGAGCCATGTTTTGCATCATTGCCGCACGTTCCTCTGCGCTGGCGCGTACTGCCGCAGGCACACCAAGTTTGTCAGCAATGTAATCAATAGCCGCACCAGCCTTAATAGCCATCTGACCTTCTGGTCCAAGCCCTTGAGCAATCTGCATAAACTGCATGATGTTGTTGATCTCATCCATGTTCTGCGCCATAGCAAGCGGAGATACAGGAGCAACTCTCACTTCCAAGCCATTGACCTTTAATGGCAGATCAATCATGCCATCATCATCCATGACTTCCAATATCTTGGTTACCAATGGAATCATGGTTTCATTGATCAAGCGGCCAAAGGCAGAGCCTAAGTTCTGAGCCAACTCCTTCATGCGCTCAACCACTTCAGTGGCTGATCTAGCACTCATGTTGTCTGGCGGCAGGCTCTCATCTAACAAGGTACGCTTAATGGATTGCACCAAGTCATTGATGACCAACTGAGAGATGTTGAAGTCACCAGCACGGGGTAGAGGTTTCAAAGCCTCGCCTTGTGGACCACCGTTACGGGCAACGGGGATGATCGCTCCGGGCGTGATCTTGATGGTGGCTGGGTTTAGTACCCCATCATCAGCCGCGGTGTAGACACCAGTGATAGCAAGGGAAGCGTTTTTCAACAGCAACTCTTTGGTTTTGTTTAGCGTCTTGATGTCTGGCAATGCAGTCAGCACTGGGCCACGTCCGTATATCTCGCCTGCCACCTTCATGTATCGAGACACTACCCACGGGCTAGTCTTTTTCTTACGATAGACAAGCATGGACTTAGACTTCTCATGGAGAACGTAGTAACCAAAGTCACCTCTGTCATAGTTGTATACAGTAGCTTCAATTAGATCAACTTCTTCTGTTGGCTTATCCATGATTTGTCTTTGCAAATCAGCAGGGATATCAGCATCTTTCCACTGTTGCTGGATAGATTCGCCCTTGATACGCATCTTGCGATATACGTTATCAACTTGGCCATTAGCGCCTTCTTCAAAAGCCACCAAGTACTGCGGCACAGGAATGAAGTTAATTGGATTAACAGCATCACCCTTTTGCACCAGCATCACGGCTGTACCAACGGACAAGTCCAGCAAGAACTCACCCATAGCAATGTCAAAGTTGGATTGCTTCAATACGGCAAACATCTTGTCGCTGTACATATCCAGTATGTTTTGCGCTTGTGATCTGCGCTCCATTGGTATTTCAGAACCCGGCTCCAGTCTGCACCACTTGCGCTGTGGCGGGAAGATGCCAGACTGCAAACGGTTAGCAAAACGCTGTGTAGAGTTGATGGCCGTTGAGTCAAACACACGACTCATCTTCTTCTTGCCGCCTACTTTGCCCTCGTATTCTCCACCGTATAAGTTACGTTGCGGAAGAGCAAACTCCATAGCATCTTCATAGAGACTACGGAAGTCATCTTTACGTGCCTGAGCAATTTTGTGTCTTTGTAAGATTTGCTCTACTGTCATTTTTTCAGCCATATCAATCCTTTTCCATATCATCAGTTATCGGACCACCGACTAACCATGCATCACACGTCCTAGTGCCTGCACACTTGAAGTGGAATAGTTCGCAAAATCCTAGTTGTGCTGTCTCAATTACATCTTCGTCGTAGCCAGATTCCTCTTCTGGATTCTTGGCTTCTATGCCTGCCTTGATGCAATCAAGCATTTGAGTTGTTTGTATAAATGCCGCACAGTTACCACAGCGCATTCCCTTGGCTTCGTCTATGTTTGTTGCCCAGATAACAGATTTTCTAAGCCAGAATGTTTCGTTGTTTTTTTCATCATTTGGATTTGCTGGACCGTATCCAACATTTGCAAATGCCCAGTCTCTGTTTTCCAAATTGGTCAGGATATCGCGTGTGGCCAATGGACATTGATATGTTTCTTCAATGTCTTCGCTTTCAATCATGTTTCTTGTTGCCATTATTCGTACCACTCCAATTGCAAAGATGCCGCATGGGCTGTGCCATTGACATTGGTTAATCTAAATAAATAATTAGTTAATGGCTTTAGCACATACTCTAGTGATACAGCAGTACCGCCACCAGACTTCTTGCCAACACCGCCCGGAATAATCTGTGCGTCAATCTCAGTACCGACAGACGTTACTGTTGGATTGATCACCATCGCAACTTCACTTACATTGCTTACAGCATAGTTACGGTTTCTGTTAACTGGAGTAAACGCTGTGCCACCAGTGGTAACAGTGCCTTCGTAAATGTACAACTCTGCATCACCTAAACACATACCGTCAACAGTAATGTGTGGATATACACCAGACGGTGATGCCAAAACAATGTTAATGCTGGCTCCATGTGCAAGTGGGGCAGTGTCTGGGGCAATCTTGTATGCATAGTACGCACGTCCATCATGGTTGCGTTGATGATTTACATCAACAACAATCATTGGTGCGTCAGCTCCAGCAATGGCAAACGTGCCATCATTTCGTTTTTGAACTGGAGTTACAAAGCGTGACTTAGTTGTAAACGACTCTAGTTCTATAGGCGTGATGGCCATTATTTCTTCGCGGCTCTACGCGCCTCGCTTAAAGAAATAGCAATGGCTTGTTTCTCACTCTTGACAACAGGACCGCCTTTTCCAGAATGCAATGTGCCAGACTTGTACTCGCGCATGACCTTGCCAACTTTCTTTTGGAACTTGTCTTTTTTTTCCATGATCAGCCGCCCAAGGTAGTTTGAATTCCAAGTTCAGAGTCGGCACGTTCAGTAGACAGCAACATACGCTGGCCACCACCACGTCTTTGGATGATGCGCTCTTGTGTCTTTTTAGCAAGATCACTTTCTTGCACTTTTACCTTAGCTTCTTGTTCAGCAACTTTGGCTTCTGCCTGAGCAATCTTTGCGCGGGTAGATGCACCATCATCTATACCAACCGCTTTGCGAACCACATTGGTCATATCACGTCCTTGACATTAAATAGTAGTCAGAACCGTCCGGACCGTATGATTTCATCATTCCATCAATAGTGAAACCAAGCACAGTCCCCCATCTAACGGCTCTTATGTCCGCGCATCTTACAG